CCATCATTTTACAAAAAGCGAGAGAGACAAGGGCAAAACTGTCCGGAACAGGACAGAAATGAGCAAAGAAAACTATATCTACACATACTACCAGGGCATTAAGAACGGGACCTACACTGTCGGGCAGTGGATCGAGCTCGTATATGAGTACATCGTCCACGGACTCGAAGAAAAGCGGTTCTACTTCGACCAGAAGAAGGCGACAGACGCCATCGAATGGATCGAGGAGCACTGCTTCCACACTGAGGGACCGCTGGCGCCTGGGAATATCAGCCTCGAGGTGTGGCAGAAGGCTTTCATCTCGTGCATCTATGGAGTCGTAGACGCTGAAGGCCGGCGTCAGTTCAGAGAAGTCCTCCTCGTAGTAGGCCGCAAGAATGGCAAGACGAAACTCGCGTCGGCCCTCGGCGACTATGAATTCCGGAGCGCTGAATACGGATCGAGAGTGTTCTGTGTGGCGCCGAAGTTAGATCAGGCGGATCTCGTCTATAACGACATCTGGCAGATGGTCATGTTAGATCCGGAATACCAGGAGCTGAAAGAAAGGCTCTCGGAGACAGACGCGCATCACAAGAAGATATATGACGACAGTGAGCTTCCGAGACACAGGCAGTCAGATCTGTCCATTCCTGGCACGAATTCGACTGTGAAGAAGATCGCGTTCTCGGCAAAGAAGTCGGACGGATTCAATCCGAGCCTTTGCATCATGGACGAGGTCGCTGCATGGCAAGGCGACGCGGGACTGAAGCAGTACGAGGTTATGAAGTCGGGCATGGGTGCTCGTCCTGAAGGGATTCTCCTCAGCTGCACGACATCCGGCTACATCAACGACGGAATATATGACGAGCTAATGAAGAGGGCGACACGTTTCCTTCTGGGCGACTCGAAAGAGACGAAGCTGCTTCCGATGCTCTACATGATCGACGACGTCGGTAAGTGGAACGACACGAACGAGCTGAGGAAGAGCAATCCGAACCTCGGGACTTCGATTCCGATCGACTACATGATCGAGGAGATAGCTGTCGCAGAAGGATCTCTGTCAAAGAAGGCAGAGTTCATGTGCAAATACTGCTGCATCAAACAGAACAGTTCACTCGCATGGCTGCCGGCTCAGACAATCGCGCAGATCAGCGGGGATCCGATTCGACTCGAGGACTTCCGGGGCTGTTATTGCGTGGCGGGCATCGACCTGTCGCAGACAACAGACCTCACGGCGGCGGTCATCGTGATCGAGCGTGACGGGATCCTGAATGTGTTCGCTCACTTCTGGATGCCAGCGGAGCGGATCGAGCAGAGAGCAGCTGAGGACGGCGTTCCGTACTTCGACTTTATCCGGCGCGGATTCTTATCAGCGTCAGGCGAGAATATCGTCGATTATAGCGACGTTTACACATGGATGGCAGAACTAATCAGCGAGTGCGAGATTTATCCGCTGAAGGTAGGATATGACCGCTACAGCTCGCAGTATTTGGTCAAGGACCTCGATGCGGCGGGGTTCCAGACGGACTCAGTATATCAGGGCGATAATTTATGGCCTGTTATTCAAGAACTTGAGGGGCTAATTAAAGACCGCACGATTTATGTGGGAGACAATGATTTGCTGAAGGCTCATCTCCTCAATTCAGCGGTTAAGTATAGCAACGAGAGAAACAGAGGCCGACTGGTAAAGATAAACCAACGTGCAAGGATAGACGGAACCGCGGCATTATTGGATGCCATCTGCGTAAGGCAAAAGTGGCACTCGGAGATAGGAGAACAACTAAAGAATGGGTAATTATGTTGTTTATATTCATACATCTCCATCGAATAAACGATATGTAGGTATTACGTGTACCGAGGTGGAAAAGAGATGGAGACACGGTAACGGATACTATCGTAATAAATACTTTGCGAGAGCGATTAAAAAGTATGGGTGGGACAATTTCAAACACGAGATTGTTGCCACAGGCTTAAGCAAGATTGAAGCGGAAGAGATAGAAAAGTCCCTTATTACTCGCTATCAGTCCAATGTCAAAGAGCATGGGTACAACATCAAGAGCGGTGGAGATAGCAACGGAAAACACGCTGAAGAAAGTAAGATTTTAATGTCTCAAAACCGCAAAGGCAAAGGCACCCAGCCGAAGTCAGAGGAAACACGCCAGAGGATGCGCAAGAGTCACAAAGGCGGTGCTTCATCAAAGCGCGTTCAGTGCATTGAGACTGGCGAAATATACGAGAGCATAAACGATGCGGCGCGAGCCGTAAGCATTAATAAAAAAGTTATTTCAAGTTGTTGCCGTGGTGTCGAGCACTATAACACAGCTGCTGGATACCATTGGCAATTTGTTTAAGGGGTAATCCTATGTCGTTGTTTGATAAAATATTCCGCCCGGCCGAAGCGGAAAAGTCAGACGATGCTCTTCGCAACGCGAGATCATTGTTCCAGACTCTGACAGCATATCAGCCGGTGTTCACAAACTGGGGCGGCGCGATCTACGAGTCGGAAATCGTGAGGGCTGCCATTGATGCCAGGGCGAGGCATATGTCGAAGCTGAAAGTCCAGATCGAGGGAACGGCGAATCCTTCTCTTCAGGCAAAGCTGAGACAGGGACCGAATCAGTGGCAGACATGGAGCCAGTTCCTTTACAGGGTGTCGACTATCCTGGATGTCAATAACACGGCGTTCATTGTGCCGGTGTTCGATGCTGACATGATCATCACAGGCATCTTCCCGGTGCTTCCGTCTATGTGCTCGTTGGTCGAGTATGACGGAGAGATCTGGCTGAGATACCAGTTCAGCAACGGACAGATCGCAGCGGTGGAGTTCCGGAAGTGCGCGATCCTGACGAAGTTTCAGTACAGGGACGACTTCTTCGGGTCATCCAACTGGGCGCTCCGGGAGACGATGCAGCTGATCCACATCCAGAACCAGGGCATCGAGGAAGGAGTCAAGAACGCGGCGACATTCCGCTTCATGGCTCAGCTGGCCAACTTCGCAAAGCCGGAGGATCTGGCCAAAGAGCGGGAACGCTTCACAGCTGAGAACCTGTCGAGCGAATCAGAGTCGGGCGGCTTTCTGCTGTTCCCGAACACCTACAAGGACATCAAGCAGATCGACGTCAGACCATACGCAATAGACGCCGAGCAGATGCGTCAGATAAAAGAGAACGTGTTCAACTACTTCGGAGTGAATGAAGAGGTTCTACAGAACAAGGCTAAAGGCGAGGAGCTGGAGGCCTTTTTTGATGGAGCAATCGAACCGTTCGCGATCCAGTTCAGCGAGGCAGTGACGAAGATGCTGTTCTCTGAGCGTGAGAGGTCGCTCGGATCCTATCTGATAGCAAATGCAAACAGGCTCCAGTACATGAGTGTGTCTCAGAAGGTCCAGATGGCGAAAGAGCTCGGAGACCGTGGCGCGATTCTGATTGATGAGATCCGCGAGCTGTTCAACTATGCACCGTTACCAGATGGTGCGGGACAGGTCGCACCGATCAGAGGTGAATACAAGGCAACGGATGAGCTGGGAGGCTCAGATACGGAGGATAACGCAGATGGTTAAAAACGACAGGGAATACAGAAATATGACCATGCAGATCCGCGAGGCTGTTGAAGGCGAAGAGGATCAGGGCAAGGTCGTAACAGGATATGCGAGTACATTCGATGAACCGTACAAGCTCTTCGGCGGAGAAGGCTGGGAGCTGTGGGAAGTAGTCGATCGCGAGGCTTTCAATGAGACTGACATGAGCGACGTGATCATGCAGTACAACCACGAGGGCCGTGTATTCGCCAGGACAAGGAACAACACTCTTCGAGTCGAGCCGGACGAGAAGGGTTTGTTTATAGAGGCAGATCTCGGCGGTACAGAGATCGGACGTGAACTGTACGAAGAGATCGCCGGAGGCTACACCGACAGGATGAGCTTCGGCTTCACCGTTACCGGGGATTCAGAGGAGCGCGAGCAGAATGACGCGGGAATCTGGATCTACACCAGGCACATCACGAAGGTGGGCAAACTCTACGACGTGAGCGCTGTTTCAATTCCGGCCAATGACGGCACTTCGATTTCGGCGGATGCCGTTACTCGAAGCATTGGCAATTTGACCGACGGAGTGATCGAGAGAATTCAGGCGGAGCGACTTGAGGAAGAGAAGAGAGCACTCGAGGCGAAGAGAGCAGAGGTTAAAGCGAGAGCGTTAGGAGGTAAACACTAATGACACGCGAAGAAATCATGAAGCTCGGAATGGACGAGCTCGAGGAGAGAAAAGCGGCCATCGCATCCGAGACGGACGAGGCCGACGCTGAAAAACTCGACGCTCTGACCGCTGAGCTTGAAGCAATCGAGGAGAGAATCAAGGCTCTCGACCTCGAAAAAGAGGAGTCCCGCAAGGCAGCCGAGGCTGTCGCAAAAGGAGCGGGCAAGGTAATCGAAAACAGAAAGGACAAAGAGACAATGACAAATCTCGAAATCAGAAACAGCCACGAGTACATCGAGGCATTTGCCAAGTATATCAAGACTGGCAAGGATGCAGAGTGCAGAGCTCTCCTGACTGAGAACGTATCCGGCGGAATGGTTCCTGTTCCGGAGTTCGTTGAGAACAGAGTTCGCGAGGCATGGGAGAACGACGAAATCTTCAGCAGAGTCGCAAAGACTTACGTTCGCGGCAATCTGAAGGTTGGATTCGAAATCTCCGCTACAGACGCGGCAGTTCACACTGAGGGCGCAAATGCTCCAGCTGAAGAAGTGCTGACACTCGGAATCGTCACAATGGTTCCGCAGAACATCAAGAAATGGATCACCGTTTCGGACGAAGTGCTGGCTCTCGGAGCTGAGGATTTCCTCGCTTACATCTACGACGAGCTGACATACAAGATCATCCAGAAGGCGGCTGATCTCGTTGTTACAGCTATCACCGGAGCACCGGCGGCAAGCACAGCGACACAGGTCGGCGTTGCTCAGATCGCGGGAACAGTTTCCGCATCTACAATAATCGACGCTATGGCTGCACTCGGCGACAGCGCAAGAGACCTCGTCTTTATCGCATCCGGCGCAACAATCGCAACAGTACGCAAGGCAGCACTCAACGCTCAGTTTGCGTATGATCCGTTTGCTGGCCTGACTGTGATCAAGAAGGATGGCATTACAGGCGCTATCGTTGGAGATCTCAACGGCGTTCAGGCTAACCTCCCAGAAGGCGACAGCGTAACATTCAAGTTCGACGATCTCTCACTCGCTGAGAAGGACATGGTCAAGATCGTCGGCAGACTCTACGCAGCAATCGCAGTCGTAGGTCCTAAGATGTTCGCAGTGATCGCGGGGGAATAGAAGCGGGAAGGAATAACGTCGATTTGCGCTCAATGACGAAGGCTCAGCTGATGGACTATGCAGCTGACAACGGCATCGAGGGCGTTTCTTCTCGGGACACAAAATCGACAATGATCGAAACCATAGAGGCGGCTCTTTAACGGGTCGCCTCCGTTTGTGAGGTAGTAAAGATGCTTGAAAAGGTAAAGCTCGCGCTGAGAATCAAGACAACTGCATACGACAACGAGCTCGCTGATCTGATACTCGCTGCGGGAATCGACCTGGCGATTGCCGGAGTCCTTGACTTCGATACGGCCAGCGCGGATCCGATTCTCACGAAGGCGATTATCACTTACTGCAAAATGAATTTCGGGATCCCGGAAGATTACGACCGGCTGAAGAAGTCCTACGATGAGCAGAAGGCTCAGCTCGTGACCGCGACAGGTTACACGGATTGGGGTGATGCGTAATGTATGACGGAGTGGCAACACTGAAAGCATACGGAACGCCTACACATGACCAATACGGAAACGAAGTGCTCTCAATCACGGAAACGGAAGTATTCGTTCAGCCTCGAGGCGTATATCAGAGCGAGTTCTATAATGCGGCTCAGCTGGGGCTCAAGCCGTCTCTGACTTTGTTCCTGTCGAACCGTGAGGATTACGAAGGACAGAAGGTGCTCGACTTTGAGGGTACCGAGTACAACGTGATCCGTGTCGACTGGAACGCCCAGAGAGACGGAATCAGCCTGATTTGTGAGGAGCGTGTTGGTAATGAGTAAGACCGGAAGCATTGAGGTTCAAATGAAAGAACTTCTCGATCAGGTCGATAAGGACGTCAAGGAATCCACTAAGCGGAATATTGACGCTGTTAGTCGTGAGGCTGTCCAAAAGCTCAAGAACACATCTCCACGCAAGACCGGGTCCTATGCGAGTGGATGGGGAAAGAAGAAAGAGGGCGAAATGGACGTGATCGTCTACAATCGCACCGATGCTCCTCTGACACATCTGCTCGAGAATGGGCACGTTGTAAGAAATAAGAAGGGTACATATGGACGGACTTCCGGAATTAAGCACATCGCGCCGGTCGAAGAGTGGGCGTCCGAAGAATTACCTCGGAGGATAATGGAGGATATTCCATGACAATCTTTCAGACATTACAGAGCACCGGCCTTCCATGTGCGTACAGTCATTTCAAGAAGGGACAGACGCCTCCGTACATTGTTTACATAGGCAACGGTCAGGACGTATTTGAAGCAGACAACACGCACTACTGGAAACAGAACACTTATCAGGTCGAGTATTACTTCACAACGAAAAACGAATCAAACGAGTCGGCAATCGAGGACGCGCTTCTCGGAGCCGGCTATCTCTACGACAAGAGCGAGGACGTCTACATCGAGGATGAGGGCGTCTTTGTTATTTATTACTACATTTAATCGAAAGGGGCTTATCAATGGCTAACAAAGTAGAATTTGGTATTTCCCAGCTCCATGTCGGAACATATACAGTCGATGATCAGGGAGTCGCAACTCTCGGCACACCATATCATCAGAAGGGTGCTGTTTCGTTCTCTCCTGAGGAAAACTCGGAACAGAACACATTCTACGCTGACAACATCGCATACTGGAGCGGATACTCCGGCGGATCCATCGAGGGAGATCTCGAGGTTGCGATGTTCGATGATTCCTTCAAGACTCAGTTCCTCGGATATAGGGCTCTGACAAGCGGCGGCCTTGCGAACGTAAAGAACGCAACAAAGCCGAACGTTTACGTTGCTTTTCAGGTTGAAGGCGACGCTGAGTCGAGAAGGGTGATTCTCTACAACTGCTCACTCGGAGCTATCAAGAGAGAGTACAACACCATCGAGGAAAACAAGGAACCGGCAACGGAGACGCTGGGCGTAACGTGCATCGGAGACAATGCAACAGGCGTAACAATGGCCGTCCTTAAACCGGGCGACACAGGATACGATACTCTGTTCACAGCTCCTACCGCACCGGTTATTGCACCATAACAAGACGGGGCGGGGCTTTGCGGTCCCGTCCCTTTTTTCATAGGAGGTGAACCGTGGAAAAGATTATCAAGATAGGAAAGCAAGAAGTCCGGCTCAATAACAATGTGGCATGGACTATGGAATATAGAGACCAGTTCGGGAAGGACATCGTTCCGGCTCTGATGCCGATTCTCGCGTCACTTATGGAGGGCGTGTCGACCATCATTTCGGAGTCCGGGAGCAACGAGGTCACAATGGCTGATATTGCAGATGCAGTACAGGGAAGGTCGATGGACGTCCTTCTTCCGATGTTTCAGGTCGAATTTGTTGACACAATAGTCAACGTTACATGGGCTATGGCAAAGGCAGCGGACGAGAACATCGAGCCGCCTAAGAGGTGGGTAAGACAGTTCGAAGAGTTCCCGCTTGACGTCGTTGTCCCGGCTGTTTATGAGCTCGTTCTGAAAGGATTCGTGAGCTCAAAAAACTTGAAGAGGCTGAAGAAAATAAGCGCAAGCCTGAAAAATCTTCAGCCGTCACACTCGACGACATCATCCTCGCCGGACTTGAACGAGGACTAACGATGTCAGACATCCGTCGGATGCAGCTCGGACAGGTAGTCGACTTTGTCATCGCATATAACGAGAGGCAGAAAGAGGCGGAGAAGGCTCAGAAACGGGCTGAGAAGCGCGGAAATAAACGCAAGGGAACACAGAACGACATTAATGCGTTCTTTGGTTAGAGGTCAAATAAATGGCGGGTAACATCAAAGGTATAACCATCGAGTTTCAGGGTGATACCACTCGGCTCGATAAGGCTTTACGGCAAATCCAAAATAATACGAAGTCGCTCGACAAAGAGCTGAAGCAAGTCGACAAGGCTCTCAAGTTCAATCCGACATCGGTCGAGCTCTGGAGGCAGAAACAACAGCTTCTGACTCAGAAGATCACCGAGACAAAGTCGAAACTCGATGCTCTTAAACAGGCTCAGGCTCAGATGGATGCGAGTGGGGTCGATAAGAATTCGCAAGAGTACAGACAGCTCCAGCGCGAGATCATCGTCACTGAGAATCAGGTCAAGACGTTTGAGGGGCAGCTGAGAAAAATCGGCAACGTAAATCTCCGGGCAACGTCTGAGCAGTTCAAGGCGATGGGCGACAAGCTCACTTCTGCGGGACAGGCTATGCGCGGGATCTCAACAGCAGCTGCTGCGGTAACGGCGGCAATCGGTGCTCTGACTGTCAAGTCGGGTAAGTGGGCGGACGATATGAACACCATGTCGAAGGTCTACAGCATCAGCACCAGAGACCTACAGCAGTATTCGGCAGCGGCAGACCTCGTTGATGTATCGGTCGAGACAATCGCGAAGTCACACGTCAAGCTCGAGAAGAATATGCTTTCGGCTGCGAATGGATCCAAAAACCAAGCGGCCGCCTTTGAGGCTCTGGGCGTATCGGTAACGAACGCAGACGGCTCGCTCCGAGACGGAGACGCAGTGTGGCAAGATACCATCAAGGCTCTCGGCTCAATGGAGAACGAAACAGAGCGCGATGCACTTGCTATGCAGCTCATGGGCCGTTCGGCTGCGGAGCTCAATCCGCTTATCGAGGACGGAGGCGAGACGTATAAGCAAGTCGCGGATACGATGGCAAAATACGGCCTCGACTTCATTGATCAGGAGACGCTTGATCAGGCGAATCAGTTCAACGATGCGCTCGACATGATGAAGGCTATCGGAATGGTCGCGTTCCAGCAACTCGGGACACAGCTCGCGGCATATCTTGCTCCGGCTATGGAGAAAGTAGTCGATGTGGTTGGCAGACTTGCGAATTGGTTCTCAAATCTGTCTCCGAGGACTCAGGCAATCATCGCGGGCATCGCGGCGGTCGTTGCGGTAGTGTCTCCGCTGCTTATCGGACTCGGAAAGGTGTCGTTCGCAATCAGCTCGATCATGTCACTGATGGCAACGCTCGGACCGGCTATAGGCGGAGTCGTTGCATCACTCGGACCGGTTATTCTGATAATCGGTGCGGTAGTGGCTGCGGGTGTTCTGCTTTATAAGAATTGGGACACGATCAAGGCAAAGGCAATCGCGTTCAAGGATATGGTTGTGGCCACATTCAACGATTTTAAGACGAAAGTCACGACCACGTTCAATAACATCAAGACCGCAATCATTACACCGTTCCAGACGGCCATCGACACAGTGAAGAGGCTGATCGACAAGGTAAAAGGTTGGTTCCCGATCAAGGTCGGAAACCTTCTCAGCGGGCTCAAACTGCCTCATTTCAAGCTGAGCGGTGAGTTCTCGCTAAAGAATAAGACAGTCCCGCATCTGTCGGTTGACTGGTACGCTCAGGGCGGTATTTTTGACAGTCCGACGATCGCCGGAATCGGTGAAGCAGGAGCTGAGGCTGTCGTTCCGCTCGATAGGTTCTGGGACGAGCTCCGGAGCAGCAACGCGAGGACGGACGCCTTACTGGAGCGTCAGAACGTGATCCTGATGGCGGTCCTCGAAGAGCTCGAGAAAGAGAAGAACTTCAAGGTCGACGGAATGTGGGCCGGACGTTACGTCAACAGCTTGGTGAAGGGGTAAATCATGAAAGACAAGATATACTACTACGACCGAAACGGAACGCTCCAGCTGACACTCAACGAATATCCGTATTATTCAGAGCCTCGTGACCTGTTCGACTGGACGTGGGGCTTTAATGAGCAGTTCGGCAAGATCAACACCTTCAGGAGGGCAAAGGGAACTTATGACCTTCTGATCGGGATCGCCGGAGAATACTCGTCGAGGCACAATGCTCTCTGCGACATATTCAGCGCTGACGTGCTGGCAAACGAACCGGGCTATCTGCTGATCAACGGCTGGAAGCTGCCTTGTTACATCATCGAGGCAGAGAACACTGTCGTCTTTGATCTGAGCCGTCAGTCGAGATTCACGGTCAGGGCTATCAACTCGACGTGGATCCGCGAGAACACGACATCATACAACGGAGCTCCGGGCGGAGGCTCGCTCGGAGACGACCTCGGACGCGACTACACATACGAGGACGGACTGATGGGGCGCGGATATAACTACGGCTATTCACAGCCGGAGAGCCACTACGCGAGCATCGACCTCGCCGGTACAAATAACGGCTTCGAGGCTATCATATACGGCCCTCAGGTCAATCCGGTCATATATCTGAACAATCAGCCGGTACAGGTCAACGTGACGCTGACAGCGACTCAGAGGCTCCGGATCGTATCGAACGGGTCCGTCAAGACCATAGAGATCCTCGAGCCGAACGGATCAGCAACGGACGCCTTCGTCTATAGAGACAAAGAGAACACGCCGTTCCTGACTCTCGGACAGCACACCGAGCTCACGTTCGGTCAGGTGCGTTTTGACTTCACGACCATCGAGAGGAGGTCGCAGCCGACATGGAATTGATATATGTCAGAACGGATGCAGAGGGCAATCAGACGAGCGGATTTCTGAGTCATTTCAGCGCATCGTTCGAAGCGTCAACGGATCTCGATTATGTGACGAACAACTTCGAGATCACAATGGAGCTTCCTGAGACGAAGGACGGCCTCCTCTGGGCTGAGAACGAGATCAGCTGCTTCGTATATGTCGAGGGCACCGAGTACGGAGGCGAGATCCTCGGAAGCGAGATCAGCATCGCGGACAACACGATCAAATACACCGGTCGGACATGGCGCGGCTGCCTTGATCAGTGGATCATAGAGCCACCGGCTGGAGAGGACTATCTCATTGTCTCCGGCAATCTTGCGGAGTCGCTTCGGCTGCTTCCGATGGGACCGTACATCGAGGTCGCGGATACTGCATACAGCGGCGGATCATATCAGTTTAACAGATACATCACGACCTTCGAGGGCGCGACAAATCTGTTAACGGATGCTCAGTCGAATCTCCGGATGGCGTTCGCATTTGAGCCGGACGGATACGGAGGAAAGGCAGTTCTGAAGATCATCGAGGCGAGGGACAGACGGAACGAGATCGAGGTCTCACAGGACTACAATGACAGCATCCAGCTGAAGATCGTCAGAGACAACAACACTCCGAGACACATCATCTGCCTCGGATCAGGAGACCTCAGGGACCGCGAAGTCATACACCTTTATGCCGATGAGGACTGGAACGTATCGCAGACACCGATCGCCGGTGCATATCCGGTCGAGACCTACGACATAAACTCGAGCGAGGATCTACTCGCAGACGGGACGAAGCACTTCCTCGAGCTGATCCACAATCATGAGCAGATCGAGGTCAACATCAACAACTTAGACATTCAGCTCTCGGACATCATAGCCGGAAAGGACGTGCTGACGAACGAAACAGTCAGCGCGGAGATCACGACGATAATATGGCGAGTCGATAACTTCGGAGAATACCAGACAGAGCTGTTTGAATACAAAACGCGAGTGCTGCTTTAAGGAGGGCAAATAATGAGCGCAAACATAATTACCGGCTATACCGGGACGAGGCACATCACGCCGGCTATGGACGCCTCAGTATATCGCGCGGCTTTCGGGGCTGACGAGTATGTACTGAGCGAGGGCAACAAGCTGGGCGGCTCGATGCCTACAATCAACGACTTCACAATTCTCGACGGGCTGGTCTCGATGCAAGGGCACATGATACAGATCCTTCAGGAAACGCTCTCGATCGACACTTGTGCGAACGGCTATCAGAGAATCGACCTGATCTGCCTCAGATACACGCACGACAATGTCTCGCTGATAGACGGGGCGGAGCTGGTCGTGATAAAGGGCGGCGAGGTGCAGACGGGCAACACTCCAGTCGTGCCGTCACATAACACGGGCGTTATCGACGAAGGCGCGTCTGTCGTGGATATGCCGCTTTACAGGATCGACCTTGCGGGCTCAAACGTTACGTTCACGAGGCTGTTTGTAAGGTCATACTCAACGGAGGAGGCTCGTCCTCTCCAGATCAATCTCGGAACGCTCTCGTCTCTGCCGGCAACGGTAACGGACGACAGGATCGTTTCGGAGCACATCGTTAAACCATCGGATTGTCTGCTGTCGAATCCATCAGCGCAGACTTCGGACTGGACTGTAACGACTCAGGACGGATCCGTGACTGTTGCGGGCTCGATAAGCGGCTCGACCACAGCGACAATATGGTTAGTAATTCCGCTTGAATAAGGAGGGCGTAACAAATGGACAAATTCGCAATCATCCGCATTTTCTACAAGGGCGACAAAGAAACACACTCGGTCGAGTTCAAGGACTCGTATTTCGAGGCGCAGCAGAGATACTACGGCATCATTGATGCTGACCTCGGAAACGCTGACATCACTTATCAGGCTGCATACATCATCAATGCTGCAGGACTGATGCTCGACGGAAAGGTATTCGACAGAACACCGGCACCTGAACCAAAGCCAGAAGAGGAGGCGTAAAATATGGCAAATAGCACTATTCCTCGCAAAGTCGAAGTGGAAGAGACCACGATTGGAGACGTTCTTTTCCACAGAGAGGGCGGCATAGTAAGTATGTCCTCTACTCGAAATGTATCTATGAATGCATCTGTTTACAACTATCTTTGTGATGTTCCAGCAGAATATAGACCAAGAGCGATACGATACGCTCAGTGTTTGGCTGGTAATGCCGGAAATGTTAGCTGTAATCTGAGGGTACAGCCGAGTGGACGGGTAGACATCTATAGCCCAACAGTAGTGAGCAA